ATGCACCTACTGCAGAGGCACCATCTATGACTGAAGCCGATACTTCATTTCCACCAGCAGATGATAACAATGAATCAGAAGATGATACATTAAGTTATTTTGCTAAATTGGCTAAAGAGAGCTAAAGAGCTCATTAGAGCTAGTGCTTTCGGAGGGGACTATATGTCCCCTTTTTTTATCTGTCGTCTTGGAGTGAGTCAGATAATGTGGATTGATTTTGTTGAATTAGAATTGTATCGCCACCTCTAATATTATCTCCACCTTGTTGAACTATATTTGTATTACCAGCACCATCAGTCTGTGGTATTCTTAAAATGGCATTTTCAGCTGATAAATTTTGAACCATCATACCTTCAATTGGGCCTGGAGCTGACATTGTAACTCCACCAGAGGTCATATTTAAAGCACCCTGTAATCTTTCAATTGATTCAACCGCGCCATCAATATCATCTTTTATATTAGCAATGCCAACAAATTCTGTATTACCAATACCTAAAAATCCACCAGTTGAACCACCAACAATAGCTAATTCTAATATTTTAGTAGCTGATTGTAAGTCCTCTGCAAATTTTTGTGCATTAAAATCAACATTTACATTTGAAAATTTACCCAAGGCCATAGCAAAATCATCAAATGCATCAGCACCTGCCTGAACATCTGCAGCATTTTTACCTAATTCAAGAGCCTGGTCAACTGGATTTTTCGTACCAGTAAAAAATGATACAACACCAGAGGCCAAATCAGCAAATGCATTTAAACCTTTACCACCAGCAAAGGCTGCCAAACCTAAACCTAAATTTGTTAACGATGTTTTTACTGCTTTACTCTTTTCTATATCGGCACCTTCGCCAATTGTTAATAGTGTTTCAACCTCTGCCTTAATATCATCTGCAAAATTATCGCCACTGGTAAATTTAGTAAATGCATCAGCAACACCTGCCGCACCTTTACCTACTGAGAATGCAGCTAAACCAAGACCTAGAGCTGTCATTGTTCCTACAAAATTAGCAAGGCCACCTTCTCCTAACCCAGCACCAGGTAAATTAGGAATTGTTAATAGTGTTTCAACTTCATCTTTAATATCCTGTGCAAAATTATTACCACCACTAAATGTGGTTATCGCTTCTGCAATGCCTGAACCAGCCTTACCTATAGCAAACGCAACAAGACCAGCACTTAATGCAGTCATTGTTCCTAAGAATCCTGCCTTTTCTGGGTCTGTTTTTGGTACTAAATTAATTGATAATAATGTTTCAACTTCCTTTTTAATATCATCTGCAAAATTAGTACCTGCTGTAAATTCTGATATTGCATCACCTACACCATCTGCGGCTTTACCAATACCAAATGCGGCCAAACCAAGACCTAATGCAGTAAGAGCAACCCCAAGTTTTGAACTACCACCTAATAAACTTTGTCCTTGAGCTTCTACTGCGGATTCTATTGATAATAAACTAAGAACATTTTCCTTAATTCTATCAGTCCAGCCTTCATCAAGAAATTTGTCTGCAGCTCCAGCAGTTGCGGAACCTATACCCAATGCAGCAAGACCAATACCAATACCAGTCATTGCTAAGGCCAATGAACCACCATCAACTAATAAATTACCACCTTCCTTTTCAACTTCCTTATTAATACCAACAAGTTCCATGATATTTTTCTTAATAGCAGGAACATCCATTGTTTCGAATGTATCGATAAGCATTGGTGCTGTTGCAAATACTGCAGCAATACCAATACCCATAGCACCAACACCTATACCAGCACCTTGTAATAAACCACCCAGTTTACCCATAAAACTACCACTTGGGCTTGATTTCTCAGCGGCTACATTTGCTGCTGCAGTATCCTTAGGTAATTGTTTTAATTCATCTCGAATTTGTTCAAATATTGTTCTTTGTTCTCTATTATTTTCTAAGCCTTGAAGTGATTGAGAATCAATCATGTTTTGGAAGTTTTCAAAACCATATACCGTACGCGCCTGAAAGTCATTCATGACCTTCTGCATGTTTTTCATCTCCAATAAATGCCTACGAGTATTTTTGCCGTCAACTACAATTTTATCAGTGGCCTTATTATTGGCCTCCATTAATTGAACTAATTCAGCTATACCTTTAGTACCTGGAGCCGGTCTTTTTGGTTTATTATCTTCCGCCATTTAAGTTTCCTATTTTCCGCCGAAAGCTCTTCCAGCTTCACTAATACCAAATGCACCAAGTGTTACAACAACAAATGATGTATAAATTGTATCAGAGATAACTAAGTCTTGTCCCATAAATGCTGTGATTAAATCACAAATACCAAAAATTGTCATTAATGCAAATGATATAAAACCAATAATTGCTTTTTCGTTTACATCATTATCATCTAGGAATATATCCATAAATTTTCTTTCTGGTGGAGCAAGTCTTTTCTTCGCTTCGGCTGCTTCTAATTGCATTTCCTTAATAGTATCTTCAGCTTGGTCCAATTTGTCAATTAAACCCATATACTTATCTAAATCAATTTCGACTTCGTTTCTACTATTGTCTTGTCCTTCAGCCATTATCTTCTCCTATTATTTAATTTTTGAATTCTTTCGTTTTCTTCCTTAATATGTTCCTGTAGTAGAGATAAATATATCTCCCTCTCCCACGGCATCATACCTTCTATTTCAGTTAAACTGTATTTATGATGTTGCATTAATGCAAAATTTGTTTGGTAAAAATTTTCCAAACTCTCATGCGAGAGGCTTATGTAAAAAAACTATTCAGTCCTCTCAGTTCAACCTCATTTTTATTTTTACATTTACTACATTCATAATCAGTTTTATAATATACGGCAGGGACCTCCTGTAAAAACAATTGAATCTTTTTAAATTGTTCACTATTTAAGCTCTCAACAAAAGAAGCAAGTTCCTTTTCAGTTTCAGTATCTGCATCATATACATTATCATTATCAAATATGGTATTAATACATTTTACTATTAATTCCATAACACCTTCAACAGATTGGAGTTTATCAACATCTAATGAACCTATTAATTCCATTGATGGATATTTCATAGTAACTCCTACTCCATTATCTTTATCAAGCAATATTGTACGCTCTTGATTTTGATTTATTATCTCAACATCGTCAACATTAATTGATATAGGCGTAAGTCCATCACATTCTTCCTGAGTACATTTAATCTGTATATTCATATTTTCACCTACAGATTTTGCTCTCAATTGTAAGAACAGATATTCTATATCAAATACAGTAAGGTCATCTAAATCTTTTAATCCATAACAAGAGATAATAATATCCCTTACTGCTTGTGTGATTTGCCCCATATCATTTGATTCTAAGGCAATCATTAATACCTTCTCCTCTTTTACAAGAAAAGGTCTCATAGTTAATTGTTCTCCTGTAGACGGTAATTCAACCGTGTACTGAGGAACACTCAATTTTGGCAAAGCCATAATATTCTCCTATATTATATTAGGTTAATGCATCTAGGATTGCACTTACTCCACTCAATGTAGAACTTGTTGGTCCTTCTGGTACATACCTGTCGTAACTAAAAGTTACATTCAATTCCATTGGCCCACTACTTTGAGCCTGGTCCAATTCAATTCCAGCTACTGTTGTGGGAAAAGCGTTTTCTAATCTCACACCATAAACTGGTATATTTTTTTCGTCCAATTGTTGTATTACAACATCTGTTGCGAAATCCTTTTTATATCCTACTGAATAATTATCTAAATTAACAATAGAACTTAACCAATTATCAAATAATGTTTTAATATAATAATCATTGGTTAATAAAAACTTACATTGTACATCTTCGTCTATTACTGTGTACGGTATTGGCACATTTTGTTTTTCTGCAATATAATCTATTGTAGAAATTTGTCTGCCTGGTAAACTTGCCCCTTGACATAATAATGATATATCTCTTGGGTCACTGATTAAATTTCTAGCATTAAATGAACCAGATACTAATGAACCTATTAATACATCTGGATTTAAATTTAATAATGACTGTGTCGGGGGAGTAAAAATGATATTAAATCTATTTGATTTTGCAAGACCATTTTTCTTTGACACTATTGCTTTTAAATTATCTATGCTCATTAACTTCTCGCTATTTTAATACTTTCTGTCCAAATACTTCCTTTTGGCTTTTTAATAAATTGTTCTGTTGGTAAAAATATTGCAATTTCCCAATCCGTCATTGGTACTCTTGCAAATTGTGACTTAACATGTTTTGTTAAATAGTGTTTAAAACATGGTTTAAATTCTTTATATTTTTGTACTCCTTGCAATAAATTATATCTTAATTTTATCAATCTTGTTGAATCAATTATTCTTTTGGGTGCTAATCTCATTAATTCGTCCAAAAATTCTGCTCTTATATCTGGTCTTAAATAATGTAAGTTTAATCCATGAAAGCCATCTTTTGCTGGTTGTACCATAATTGTTAAAGGAAACCTATCATAATACGGTAATGTTTTCTTATGCTTTGGGTCATAAAAATACATATACATGTTACCAGCTATATTTGTTTTTGTTCTATCAAGTGCACTATCAGCTAATATTTTGCTTCTTGCAGGTACTTGTAGCTCTTTAACCTTCTTTTCAAACCATTTCTTTGATTCTTTTGTTCGTGCTGTAACACCTGCTCTTTGAGCTTGGGCCTGTAATGTATCGAATAAACTTGCCATATAATC